AGGTCAAAGGATCTCTGCCATTTTAGGCTTCCTTAAAATGTGTATTAAGAGAAGTTTTACATTGAACAGTTATACTAGTATAATTGTTGAATACTATCACTCTCTTTTTGAGAGTGATTTTCAAAGTGTGGACGCTGTTCACAGTTTGCGGGACTTATTAGAAAATTATAATACTGTTAAAGAATCCCCAATTTACAAACGTATGTACAAATTATGTATGTATAGTATAAGTTTAGGATTATTTGAATGGATGGGAGTAACATTCCATAAAGAAAGATTTTCAAAGGTCCAAATGGAAATTTTGAAATCCCAGTATACATTGGGACCTGATTTTTTCCATTGTGTTATTGATACAATATTGTTCTTAGCAGAACGTGGGTATCAATGCATGAAAATTGGTTCAATAGAACCCATTTTCCATTCCGAGGATCGTTATGCCGAATGGTATGACAAAGCTGCAAAAACTATTGCGCAATCTGATTTTATCAGTAACCCAGAAGTACATGGTATAGATATACATAAATATTTGGGTGATTTAGATGATCAAATAGAACAGGGCAAAAGTATACGCAAATATGCTAAAACTCTCGGTTCTTTTGAATTTAAGATGGTTAATATTTATGTTTCTAAATTAGAATTTATTCGAAGTGAATATTTAACTAGGAAAGGTGCTATGCAGGAACGTAAAGCTCCATTTTCCATTTTATTTTCAGGAGGTTCGTGTGTGGGCAAGAGTTTAGTTATGAAACTGGCTTACGTCCATTATGGGAAGATTATGGGTTTGGAAATAGGAGATGAATATCGATATGTTCGTAATCCCGTGGATCCATATTGGGTCAATTTCAATACTTCACAGTGGGCTGTGCAAATGGATGATATTGCATTTATGCGTCCTGGTGCTACCAGTGCTGGTGATCCCTCAGTTATGGAATTAATACAAGTCATTAATAATGTACCTTTTGTTCCTACTCAAGCTGATTTAGCTGATAAAGGAAAAACACCTGTTAAATGTAAACTGGTTATTGCTTCAACTAATACTGAACACTTAAATGCACACGCTTATTTTTCGTGTCCTTTAGCTGTAAGGAGAAGATTACCATGGGTTATTAATGTTAAACCAAAACCTGAATACTCAAGTGATAATGTTACTATTGACAGCTCTAAATTACCTGCAGTGTCTGAAGGTGAATACCCTAATTTCTGGATATTTACCATTAAGAAAGTTGTTCCTGCAATCCCACCAAGTGGAAAAAAGAAGAATGGAGCTTCTAATACCGATGATAGACAACGTGCTGAACTTGTTGAAGTTTATAGTACTGATGATATTTATGATTTTTTCATATGGTTTTCAGAAACTGCTAAAGCTTACGAAAATAATCAACAACAAGTGAGCGAATGTGATAAAACAATTACTGAAGCTGAGGTATGTATGAAATGCATGATTCCAACGAAAGTTTGTAGATGTAGTAATTTTCAAACTGGTCCTGATGAAGTAGATACTGATCCTGGTGTCCTACATATGCCTCCTTATTCACATTTACCTAATTTTGAAGAATGGACTCGTAGTGCTTCAGATTATTATGAATTTATATCTGATCAAATTCCTGATGAAACTTTGGAAAAAGGAGTATTTATGACATGTAAATTATTATTAATTTCCTCGTTATTTTCTATGATGGCGAAATATAATTGGTTTTTCTCCTTT